GTTGCAACCCTTAAAGCCAAGTTTCTTGGAAAAGTTCAGCATAGAGGGTGATACTCCTGTACGTGCTTGATAGGGTTGTTCGTGCTGTTGCATTATAGAGTCGAAATGTTTTTTCTTTTTAATTTTTCGAATAAGTATAAACCTCATCGGCTGAATAACTTGTTTTCTTGTCTTCCTCTGTTTGAATGAAAGAATCATGTAAACAATCATGTAAATCAACCATTATGTCTTCCTTGAATTTTGTGTCAATATTTTCACTTTGCACAAAAACACTAGAGTCAACGTCCATTTCAAGATTGCTCAACCTTTCTGTCTCTAAATTCAAAGATCCAAAATCAGATTCTGTTTCATCTACATTTTGCTTTTGTCTATTTATCAGCTTTCCATATTTATTTACCAGATTTTTATCCATCATGGACTTTTTTGTTACTTCTTTATAATTTGTCAGCTTTCGCTCAGAATTACCTAACAAATTTAGTAACCAAGATATTTTGCTTTCATTTATTTTTGTAACCCTATAATTTGATGTGTAAAATTCAGCATATTCTTTTGTTTGTTTGAATTCTCTTAGAACCAAATCCCAATATTTGCATTTTGCTGCATAAGAGTTATATTTAAATATATCATATTCGGCCATAAAATCTACTTCTAATAAATCCATTACAGAATCTCCTTCACTGTCATTCTCTAACAAATCCAAATCGATTTCTGCATCTAAATCAATTTGAGTTGACAAAATGTTTTTAAATTGTTCTATGTTTCCATCTGTTTTTTCTACAAAATCATCTTTCTCTAATGTTTTGTCTAAAATGTTGATGGAAAGTGTTGGCTTGTTGTTCTTCATTTTCATGTCTAGCGTCCAGATTAACCATTCTTTAAAATCATCAGATAAGTGGACATCATCGCTCATATTTTCAAACAATTCCAATGGTATCTGCTTTCCTTCAACCCATATTTTTGCAAACTCTTGTTCTATATCTGTTATCTGTTCTACTTCTAGATTGTGCTCTAGATCAGTTCTAACATCTAGTGAATCCAATGATAATGATAGAATTGTTTGCTTTGGTTTGTTTATTGGTTTTATAACAATTCTAACCATGCTTGAGTGTGTCTCAATTTCTATTTTATGTTCAATTATTGTTTCTTTCATTATTAGATTTCTTTTTTCTTCTATATCAAATCCTTCTTCATCTTTGTATTTCCTTTTGTCTTGTTCTGTCAATATAGACCTAATCTTGTTTATTTTGAAATTCTCTGATTGGTAAGGTACATATCCATTTGATAACAAAATATCCACTATCTCCTTTCTATATATATCTGCATATATTCTGTTTGTTGTTTCTATTACAGCATTGTCATCAAACACTCTTATGTTAAAAATTATACCACTTATAACTAGTTCCATCAAACCATGTCCTTTCCATTCTCCATCTTTATTCCTCCTCTGTGGTTTTGGAAAATAGTAAATCTTTCCCTCTTTTTCAGATTTGAGCTGGCTTATCAATTCTTTTTTATCTGCATTCAATATAAAGTTGAGTACTATAGATAATTTCTTCCCTGTCTTCGACATGTCTGAGAGTTGTTCTATATCTTCTTTTGTTAAACCTAGTTTAATTATCAAACCTACTTTTTCTTCTAGGGTTAAGTGTGATGTGAATGTTTTTACTACAAAGTTGAGTTTCTCGTCAAATCCATTTGGTTTTAATGTTCTGCCTTCTTCTATCCCATGTTTGAAGTGTCTCTTGAATCTGCTTATGTGGTCACTCATCATTGTTCTGAAATCTCTAGCCTTTATATCACTTAAAATCTCTGGAACACTATTGTAGTCTACTTCTGTTTCAATAAATGATGCCATGGATTCATGAGTTTCAAATGGAGAGTTTTTGAATGTCTCATCATATTCATCACTTAGCCACTTGTATAAGTTTTTGTACTTCGACCAAGAATATTCTAAAAGAGTGTTTGAAACCCTAACTTCTTTTCCAAACCATTTTTTTGTGACACATTTCTTTAAAGGGATTAATTTAAAATAATTTGCTTTGTGGAACTCGAATTGAACCATTCCTCTAGATGACTCTAAATACCTATATGAAAATTCCTCACTAACATCTGTGTACAAAGCATCTACCAATTCATATGACCTGTACCTTTTGAAAATTATATCTATATGTTCTGTTGTGTTTTCATTCTCATGCTTTTCCAACGAGTTTACATATCTTACTAAACTCATTGCCTTGCATTTCTTAACAGAATCGAACGTTAATGATTTCATCGAAAATTCTCTTTCATGTTTCACTATTTTAACTACTGGATTATACAACATGTGTGCTGATAAAGCATAAACTCTACTCTTCTTGTCGAAAATGAACGATGGTTCTGCCGAAGACATCAGAGACTTTGACCTAAGTAAAAAAGCCATATCTGATCTTGATTCAGGTCCCATGTATAACAATCTAGGATCAACTTCAAACTTGATTGGTTTCTCAAGATTTATGTTTGTCTCAATCTTTTTTATATCTTCTTGTGTAAATTTCTTTGATTTTTCTATATCATAAAAAAACTCTATATTGAAATCTTTTGCCTTTTCCAACATTTGCTCTATTTTCAACTTATTTTCAAACTCTGAACTTATGAATAACTTTGCTTTCATTCTTTCTCTGAATCCTATAAAACCTAAATTCCTTGAACTCTTGATGATTATGTTAGGTGTCGATATATCTGTCTCTTCTTGCATTACGAGCATTTTCTTGCTTAAGAAAAAATTATTTATCATCCTAGTTTCTTTTGTTTCTTTGTACAATTTATAGAAAGCATAATCGTGTCCTAACAATCCTGCAATGCAAATTGGTTCATAACAGAAGAAACCTACTGATGGATGTGGCTTTTCAATTAACATGGTTTTATATGTGTCAAACAATATTTGATTTGTAGAATTCCCAATTGTGTTATAATGTATTTCTGATTGTAATTTTTGACACATTTCAACTAAGTATGAATCTCCTCCGAATTCCAGCAGTGTCTTCCTTAAATTCGAAAACTTCTCAAATCTATCAGTCATTTTGAATGTTGCAGTTAATTTGAACATGACAGCAACCATTTTGATTATCATCCTTATTGTTGTGTTTCCTACATCCCAATCTGAATTGAATTCTGTTACTCCTTCTCTAGAATCTCTAGTTGATTTTTCTTTAGAAAGTTTACAACCTGAAAATCTAAGCACAACATCAGATGAAAAACTCATTAATTCTAGTACTCCTCTTGCTATATTTTTTGAACCTTGATTGTTTTTCTTGACTATAATTGCTCTCTTTTTTGTTGAATCATCTGATGAATTTAAGTCTATCTGAACAAATCTAAATGGACTCATCGAATTGTTTATGTCTTCTATAGATAAAATTCTATTATCAACTTCTCTCATAATTAACTGCATTCCAGAATGACAAATTCCTGCAGTTTGACCTAGGATTCCTTGCATGAAATTAGACTTGTTTTTTAAGAAAATTTCACCCTTGTTTATTATATCATTCTCTTCATCCTTTCCTAAAAATTGCCTCTTTAAAACATTTATCTCTTCTTTGAAGCTCAGTGTTTCTGGTGATTGAACAAATTTTGACAAAAGCCATTGAGGTAGCAGAATTCTCTTATTTGTAACACAGTTCAACACTGCTGACACTACCACAATCACTTCTTTTGGCAAAAATCTGGAATAAACACAAGAAAAGTAACTCATTACAAATCTTTGACACCAAGTTGACGCATCTGCGGATTCTGTTGATATTAACACCTCTGAGTCTGAGAACATGTTTGCTTTCACCTTTGTTTTAAATGACTTCATCCTGTTTGCTTTTTGTGTTCCTTTTGTCATCATCTCATTGTCAAGTTGTTTGCCAATAAAAACACCTATTTCTTCTACAAAGTTAATCAATATCCTAGATATTATGTCCAATATGAAGATTTCTCTGACACCTGTTAATTGATTTTTGATAAAAGTTGATGCAAAAACTCCTCTTTTATTCAATATGTCCAGTAATATCTTGAATTGTTCTAATGGACACAACGAAGAATCTTCCATTTTTATGAACAAGTCTACTATTGCTTCTATTGCTTTCACATTGTGATATGTTTTGCTTGTATCATATTTTGGATCACTTGTCTCAACAGCAGATGCTTTAAAAGTTGCAAATTCAAGGTATGATTTTTCTAATGTCTTTTTTATACTTCTATATAATTCAGCTTCGAACAGATCTTCTCCGAATGTTTTGTGTAGTGACTCTTTAATTAGATCACCTGTGTATATTGCAATTGATGCGTCAAATTCATGGTCTCTTAGTTCTGCTGAATCATTCACACTGCTCAACCCCATCAATTCTGCCCTTGTTTTCTTCATCAGCAACTCTTGAGATATTATCTTAGTATAAATACTATAATAAGATTGATTAATCTCTCTTTCATCTTTGTTGTGGAAGCTACCTAAGTATGATAAATTGCAAGCTATTTCAAACGATTCTATATCATTCCCTGTGATAAAATTTTTAAGATTTTCCCATTGATCAGTTGAACATGTTGCATCTTTCATTTCTTTGTCGTGTTTCAAGAAGTGTCTTCTAGGCCTCAAATTATTCATTATTGTGAAATTATATTTGAAGTGTTGATATATGAAACTTGCTAATCTACTCCTAAACTGACCTAATTTTGACAATATCTTAAATGGGTTGTCATTTGGTTTCTGACCAGAACAAACTGACATGTATGAGTACCTGACATTTTGTAAAAGGTCTGTTGTTGTTTGTTTATCTTCGAAAATGCACATTATGTTAAATAATGTCATTCTTCTACACTCCTTCAACATCTCAGTTTTATACTTGAACAACATGCTCCACATGGTGTGAGTCAAGCAAGATGTTTGGAATGATCCCAACCAATTTGATAATTTATCTCTATTGGTGCTTCTGAAGTTGTAAAAACTAAATACCTCGTTTCTATATTCATACTTTGGAAAACATGTGTTTTCAGACTCAATTAACTCATTTGCAATCATGAAAGAATAAAATATGTGCTTGTCTACAGAAACTGTTTTAATTAGCAAATAAACTCCAACTAGTACTTGTTTTAGAATGAACTGATTTTTTTCAAGTTTCTTTGAAAGACATAAGTTCAACTCTTGTGCCACCTTGTCAACCAATTCAAGATAGCTTCCAATCTTGGTGTTTCTAAATTCTAGTATCTCTCTGTCTGCTATTGTTTCTTTCCTTCCATTTGCTTTCATATTTGCTAATTCTTTCAATTCAATTAAATTTGCATTTGAAAAATTATCTTGGAACTCAAACATTGATTCTTCATCATCTATCAATCCTTTGATGTCTTCTGTGTGTGCAAATAAATCAAAGCATTTTTTCCCTTCAGTTTTCTTATTTTCTTCTATGCTGCTTCCTTTTAATTTCTTTCCAAATATCCCTCTTTCTTGAACCATTGTTGTCAACTGTTCATCAAATTTTATTTTGACGTATTCAGGGTTCAACTTGTAATCTCTTGCTTTTGATGTCCATTGTGTTTCTGAATTTATTTCTTCTTCATTGTTGATAGATCTTTCGATAATTCCGTCTATCTTCAATTTAATCAATTTCTTATCTTCTTCACTGTGTTCGAACAAGCAAGCTGATCTCCAAAGTCTCTCTAAGGGATGGTTCTCGAAAACATTTTCTAATATAAATTCTTTATCTATTGTGTCAGAGAAATCATTATTTGTGATTACAAATGGTATTGGAAATATAGGTTTTATGTCATATATGTCTCTTCTTGGGAACTTAGAATAATTATTTTCAAATTTTGAAATGTCCTCTTTTGCTGCCAATATATGATTGTAATTCTGATTTGATTGGTATTCTTTAGTGATTTCTCTCAATATTTTGAGCTCAATTTCTTTTCGATTGATAGTGCTTGATCTCCAAAAATCTATTGTTCTTTTAGATATCATTGGTAAAGCAGCTTCGTCTGGTATACAGTCAGACATTGACAACATTAGTGCCTTAACTTCTTCATTGTCTACAACTTCAGACATATATGGAAATGAGTAATCTTGGCATATCTCGAATGTTACCTTTCTCATAAAAGAGTAAAGACTAACAACTCTATCTGCTTCCTGTTGATTAATCAGGATATTTGTTTTAATTTGATTTCCTCCAACAGCTATAACTCCGATTAAATCCACTAAACCATTGATTTCTAATTTGCTCCTTGTTAAATCATATTTGTCATCATATAATCTGTTTATGTTTCCTGTTGTAGTTCCTAATTCAACCCAAACCAAATTTGATAGTTGATCCTTGAATAAGAAATCTGGTGTAAAATCTCCATATTCTAGATTTTCGTATACACTAGATAATTTAACATCTGTCTTAGAACTTGATATCAACATTGCGACAGCTTCATGTACCAATTTATAAACATTATCTGTCTGAGCTCTTAAAGAATTTCCTTTCCCTTGTTTTTGACTTAATATAGAACTGACTTCACTTGAAAATTCGTCAGCATCTTCAGTTTCTGAAAAAGTCACCTCTATTGTTCCTTTGTTGATAAATTTAATATTATATTTAAGGTTAATGTTGATAGTGTTTGATGTTATGGTCACTTCTTCTCCTATTTGTACTAATGGTAGGTTTTCCTTGTTAAAAATCGTTTTATACCTTATGTGGTTATTCATTTCTTCTATTTTATTAAAAATTGTTTACTAAACTTGCC